GAAGTGACCATCAGATTATCTCCCCGCAAGCGTAGCAAGCGCAGTTAAGGTGGGGGCGAATTGCAAAAGGCATTGGTTCGGTTGCGGTTTCCATTGCTCCACTCTTAGAGGGAATTGCCCCAGCGCGACAAGCATGGGAGCAATAGAATTCCTTCGAATCATCCTCTAGGATTAGGACAAAACAAGGTCGGCGAGTCATGCTAAGCTGCCTCCCGGCGAGCCAAAACGGCCTGCCATTTGATTGGGGCTTTCTGCCCATGAACGTGGTAGTCAACATGCGCATGGGAGCGATCCCAACAAGCCCTACACTTTGCCGCCGCACAAGATCCGGCGGTTTGTTTCGGGCATCCCGGGCCGGTAGACGTTACCCCGGAAGTTAGGGGCAAGCCACTATCCCCCGGGATAGGTTCATCTACTCGGAGCGCCGAACGTCGCAGGGCAACGTTGGGGAGCGATGCTAAGGCTTTGAGTGCGCTAGCATACTCTGGGCGCCACCATACGCGCGTCGGGATCCAGAATTGAACGGTGGGGAGTGCAGCGCATATCTCGGACCAAACGCGCACGTCCTCCGGTGAGGCAAAATCCCCAGAGTCGAAAACACGGAAAAATGGAACCTTGCGGCAAGCGGATTCAATCGCGCCGACAAGGGTAGAAACGCGCTCAACCCGGGGGGCGGATGTCCACCATTCCCAACGGGTAACTTGAGCGCGGATAACGTTCGGCATAGCATACCGGCCTTGGCCAGCGTAGCAGGATCCGCAAATAGTACCCGGCCCGCCTTTGAAGCCCCCGCACGTTATGGGGCCGGCGGGCAAACTCCACGAATAGCAGGACATTGCCTCAGTTTCGGAGAGTAGGCTAACGGTCGAGCCGGGTACTTTCGCGGTCATTTTGCATAACTTTCGGGGATCGAGCAATGCCGCCCGTTGTCCTGATGGTAACGGCCCGGCCCGTAGGCGCAAAAATACGCTTGGAAAGCCGGCCCGTCTAAGTCAATGTCCATATCTGCTAACAAGCGGCGAGCGCCGCATGTATAGCAGGAAACGTAAACGGCGCGAGCGCCGCCAGAATCGTCGCGAGTGATTCTCATGATTTAGACTCCACAAGGGACACCATGGGCAAGCCCGCAAGGGTTGCGGGTTGCGCTCTAACGGCCCAAACTGAATCAATCGAGCCCCATGCGCCCGGGTTTGCAGGATCGCGCAGGTTCAAAATCGCCAAGCGCTTAGTAGGCGCCAGCACGTTGAACCGGCGACCGTCAGAGAGTTTGACAACCCAAAGCCTAACGCGGGGGATCATTTGGTAAACTCCCATACAAAAGCATAGCGGTGGGTTCTGATACGGATGGACACTCCACCGCACGCCCCACCGCAAGCGTAGGGAAAGCGCGTTAGGACAAGCCTAGGCTTGGTCCGGCCGTCCTTCGCTTTCCACGTTTCAAGCTTGAGGATCATGAGAGCACCTTGACGATCATGCCGCCTTGGACTCGGACGCGAGCATAGAACCTATGCGCTTCCGGGTAATGCGGCCCTTCCAGCGTATGGTCTCCGTCTGCAACATTCGGACCAAAGGGTCCGGGCTGATAGCATTCGACCGGACCTTGTTTCACGGCTTCCCTTAGGGCTTTCTTAGACTTGAAATTCTGGATCGAGTACATGGTTTTATGCAACCTTTCCAAGCGTGCGGAACGCAACGGGGCGTCCCATGGTGGAGTTTGACAGCATCACGGCCCAATAGGACCCTGAGCGGATAACAGCGTAGGACATGCCTTGGATCGAGCTAAGGCGCGTAGCGTAGGCTTGCGCGCTTTCGATTGAGCGAAAGTGAATCATGGCTTAGTTATCTCCAAAGCCCTTGCGGATAAGGCAAGGGACGATGATGACGTGAATGCGACCGCGAAAGCGTAGGCCAATGCCGTAGCGTGTTACGCTTAGCCGCTTGTCGCCCCGATGAGCGCGAAACGATCGGTGCAGGATTCGCATGGTCTTGTTTCTCACTCTCTCTCTCGCTCACGGAATTGCGAGCGATGCATCTCCCTTCCGCAAGATCCATGCCCGTCGTAACTTGTTGTGGCGCAACGAATCGCGCTCGCTCGATCGGGTGAAATGCCATTGCAAGCGGGGCATTTTGCACGCTGGTCTCGGGGAGACAGAGAGGGCTCATCGTAGGTGTAGGCTACTCATGGTGTTAGCATGACGTAGGAGAGAGGCGCGCGCGCACGCAGGGAGGGGGGAGCCCCTCTGAAGAATTTTCCTATAATCCCCTAATTGACTCGCGCCCCGGACTAAAGTACGATTGCCAGGTTATGACTGAGGAAAACACCCCTGCGAAAATTGACCCACGCACTAAACACAAGTCCCGAGGCCGGGGGAAGGCTCTGTCCCGGCAGGCCGGAGTCCGGCTAACTCCTTCGCAGCAACAGCATTTGCTCGAAATGCTCCTGACGAAGTACAAGGCAGCGAATGGGGGGCCTGGCCATGGGTTCTCAGACCGCCAAATCGCTATGCGCCTTGGGATTGGCTTCCGCTCAGTGGGGCGGTATAAGGCCCTGTTCATCAAAAGATCCCCGGAACTGGCTGAGGCGATCCGGGGTACTCAGTTGGATAGTATTCAGAATCTCTGCAATCTCGTTTCGAGTCAAAAGGTCGATGTAGACCAAACTTGGGATCCGACACCCCCTCCGCCGGACCCTGAGCCAGAACCCCCTAAGGAACCAAGGCCGACGAAGGCCGCCCCAGAACATGGATTGTCAGTTATCAGGAGCGAAGGGACCCTCCCCGTTGAGGAGATGCTGCGGGTCCTCTCCGAGATGGCGACCGCAGGACCCCCTCAGTATCGGGTCCAGGCCGTCAAGCTCCTCGATGAACTCCAGGCCATCCACCGCCCTGTCGAGTCCTTTGGCCCACCTCCGCCTCTCACCGATGAGGACCGAATCTCCCGCCTCGCCGTCTTGATGGAAGTCTGTGGTAGAGAAACCACGGACGCCGCCTACGCCCGTCTTTGGGGACCTGATGTCCAAACGCCTTTGGTCGAAGCACCGCCTCCTGAAGCACCTTCGGAAACTACTCAAGGATGATCGCCTTACTATCACACTTACTCGAATCCCCTCCCGCAAGGAAGCCGATGCCCATACCAAGTGGTCCACCGGCAAGCCCATCCAGATCACGGTCGATCCTGCTCGGGTGGGTATCGTCCGAGCCGTGGTTCATGAACTCCTCCATGTCCTCCTTGAACAGTCCATGTACGCCTATGACGAAGCCATAGAGGAAACCCTGATCGTCGCCCTTGAGGAAGAGCTATACACAACCATCGTCTCCGAGGATAACCTCGGGGAGTACGAAGCCCTCATTCAAGCGCGGGTGGTCACACCACCCCGGGTTGAGCCTCCAATGCCTAGAAAGTCCCCTTCATCTGCTGCCGCCAAGCGGAAGGTCCAAAAGACCATGAGCGAGTTTTCGGCGGGATCCCTTCATTCAGGCTCCGAAAAAGGTCCCCTGGTGACCGACCGTAAGCAGGCCGTTGCGATCGCTCTCAGTCAGGCCAAGAAGGCCAGATCCCGCCCTTCATCCCCTGGGAAGTCCTATTAAGTTGGTCCGTAGCTTAATGTCAAAGCTTCTGTCTCCAAAACAGGAAGATGTAGGTTCAAATCCTACCGGGCTAGCCACCTTGGCCGAGCTTGAGGACGCCTGGAACCATCACTTCTTCAACGAGTGCCACCGGAACCAGCGATGGAACTGGGTTTGTGAAGTCTGTGAGTCTTTTCGCTACAAGACTGCGGTGATGGAAAACGAGGAGCGACAGAAGGCCATTGGAAGGCGCTTTGGACACGACTGCTAAGTGGCCCCTTGGCCTTGAGCGGTCCCTCCTTGCGGATGCCTGCCGGGAGCACTTTTGGCCCTTCCTCTGTTACGCCTTTGGTGTCAAGAAGAACCCCAAGGGAACGTGGCTGGACGAGGAGATCCACAAGCCTCTATGCGATTGGCTTGAGAAGGTCGCCCGGGAGTGGCTCGCAATGCGGGCCTCAGGGAACCAGGAGAGGTTCTATATCCTCATCGATGCCGCGCGGGACTCGGGGAAGACCGTTATCGTAACCAAGGCGTTCACGGCCTGGCTCCACCTCCAAGAGCCAGACATGGCCTCGGTCATTGACTCCCTTACCATGGAACGGTCCATGGAGTTCGCGGAAATCGCCAAGCGCCTCTGGGAAGGGAAGGACCCCTGTGCATACTTCACCTGGCTCTATGGAAAGTGGGAAGGACCTGATATCTGGACAAAGAAGCGCCTTGTCCATAGAGCACGCAAACTCTCCCTCTCTGAAGCTTCCCTGGAGTGTATCTCTGTTGATACTGGGGCCACTGGGGACCATCCCGACCACATCACCATTGACGATCCCGTCTCCCGAGATAAGCTCAGGGAGTCTGGAAACTACATCCAAGTCGCCAACACCCACTTCGGAGCCCTCTTCCCCGTCCTAAAGAACGACTCTCTCCTGATCCTCTGCGCGACCCCCTATGTCGATGGGGACGTCGTGACGAACGCCATCGTGGTGGACGGGATCAAGGAGCTTATCGGCCAGCAACTCCCAATGGAGTATCGGAAGCACCTGAGGAAGGACGGGAAGTGGCGGATGTACTACATGCCCGCCGCAGGGGAGGACGGGAAGACCCTAATGCCCAAGTCCTGGCCCCAACACGAACTTGATAACTACCGGAAGAAGTACCCGGCAGAGTATGCTGCCCAATGCCTTCTTCGTCCGGGCGCAGGAGACCAGGTGCCGCTTACATGGGATCAGATCCAAGAGTGCGAGGTTGAGCGAAAGGACGTTCCCAAGAACCTGACCTACACCATCCATTGTGATACGGCGTTCAAGCACCCTGACCGCATGGGCCAGGGGGATGAGTCAGTTATCGAGGTCTGGGGCCATGCGCAGAATGGCGCGGTCTACTTCATCGAGGGATATGGTTCGAACCGCTGGCTCTCTGAGGACTTCACTGATAAGCTCGTCATGATCGTCCAACGGTATAAGAAGTCTGGTCGAACTATCCGCTGGATGACTGATGACAAGACCCTTGGTGGGAAGGAAGGCGTGTGGAGGGACCACCTTCAGTCGTGCTTCTCGAATGCCCAGATGTGGATGCCGCCCTTTCTTGAGTTGAACCGGCGCGCTGGACCGAACAAGACCGCTCGGATCGCTGAGACTGCGGGGTATTGGGTCGATGGGCATGTCTTCCTCGTCAAGGACGCCCCGGGACTTGACCAACTTAAGTGGCAAATGGCCCGTATTGGGGTCTCCGAACACGACGACTGGGCTGAATGCGCAGCCGACGTCTTTCACCCAGAAGTCTATTGCCCGATGCTCCCTCCCGGCGCCGATGCAGCGCCACCCCCACCTTCGCGCCCATGGGACAGGGAACTCCAGACGGGCCGGATCTCGAACTCAGACGCCCAAGATATCTACGACACCTACTTCCAAGATGAGGAACCCACCCGTTGGATGCGCGACCCGATCCGTTGATCGTCTTCTTTGACACCGAAATCTCCAAGCTCGACACTGAGGTTGGAGGATGGGCGAACGTTCTCCAAGGCCACGCCGGCCTTTCTGCCGCTGTTACTGTCTCCGCCCCTACCCCCCGGGTTGGGCTCTTTGATCTACACACCGTAGAGAACCTAGTTAACTACCTTGAGGACGCTGATGTTGTGGTGTCCTTTAATGGAAGAGGATTTGATGTACCCTTACTCTCGTCGCTCGTCGGACGTCCCCTCGTCCTCCCCAGACATCTTGATCTTTGCGATCTCATCTCGCGATCTGTTGGCAAGCCTAAGCACGGCGCCTGGGGTCTCGACGCTATCTGCCGACGAACTCTTGGCTATGGTAAGACAGGATCGGGAGAATTTGCTCCTGCTCTTGCGCAAGCTGGACGCTTTGGAGAACTTTTTGACTATTGTTTGAACGATGTGTATATCCTCCAGGACCTCTTCGAGCACATTCGCCTTAAGGGGTTTGTAGTAGGAACGCAAGGGGAGGAGATCCTCCTTCCCAAGGTGCAGGAGGCTATCAATGCCGTTTGTTGAGGGTGGGCTTAACCTAAACCTTGGGGCGAACTACCATGCCCGCCCTGAGTATACGAACGTGGATATCATGCCCTATCCAGGTGTTCAGGTGGTCTGTGACCTAGAGAAGGCCTGGCCTTGGGAGGATGAATCCGTAGACTTTATTCTCGCGGAGGACATCTTCGAACACCTTCATGACCCCATCCACACCATGAACGAGGCTTGGAGGGTCCTCAAGATGGGTGGGGAGGTATCGATTTGGGTCCCTTCGACCGATGGAAGAGGGGCCTTTCAGGACCCCACCCACGTCTCCTATTGGAACCCAAACACCTTCCTTTATTACGCAGCTAATAAACCTGAGTACCACGACTTATATCCACATCTGATAAAATCATCTTTCGACATCACTATCGGCGAGTCGCCTCCCTCGCCCCTTAAGGTCATCTGGATCCGTGCCGTTTGCCGAAAGGTGCCTAATAATGTTAAGCAACTGGTTCCAGGTGGAGTTCCCGGAAGCCCTTAAGGATATCCTTGAGGTCCCTATTGACGAAGCTGGGTTAGAAGACTATGATCCAGATGAGTTGTGGTGCGTTTCCCTCGTGATTTGCCTGGAGTGCGGTGAAGCCTGGAAGGCTTGTTGGACGGATGGCCCAGGGAATGAGTTCATCCTAGACTGTCCTAACTGTGGGGCTCACCATTCGGCCCCTATCGTAAGCGAATAAACACAAATGCTTGATTCCTCCCGGCCGGATATGTCCCGGTCTGCCGGCGCGCCTAGTCCTCTTGAGTTGGTTATGTCGCGTTGGAACCACTCAAAGAACAACTACAACGCACATTTCATCAGGACGGGTAGATGGTACGATCTCTTCAGGGGATGGTCTACGGGGACCTTCCAGGCGTTTCGGAACAATGTGAGCCTGCCCCTTCTCTTCTCGACGGTCTGGACGGATGTGGCTCGGAAGATGAATATTTCCTTCGGGGTCTGGCCCTACGTCTCGATGTTCGGGTACGGCCCAGAGGACGCCCAGGCTGCACGCAAGAACGAACTCCTCGTAAGCGCGCAAATGAGGGACGCCGGCCTAATTACTAAGGCTGCGGATATGTTTCTCCTTGGGGACCTCTATGGAACCGCCATCTACCGGACGGGCTGGCTCCATGAGACCAAGCGCCTTCGCCGGAGAGAGGCTGAATACGCCCCCATGAGCGGAACTCGGGGGGAGCGGATCGTCACCGAGAACCGCGTGACCTTCGATGGTCCACAATGGGATGTGATTGATATCCTTGACTTCTTCCCGCAGCCGGGCGTGCGGGAGATCAAGGACATGGATTGGGTTATCCATCGGTATTATCTGGACCTCGATAAGATCGACCAGATGTCGAAACCAAAGGAGGAGGGCGGCCCCGGTGAGTTCGATCGAACTGCCTTCCTTGAGCTTAAGAACAAGTCGCTTCTGAGGGAGGTTGAGCGGGAATTCAACACCCGAACGAACTTGATCCGATCCCCCTTCGTGGAGACCGAGACCAAGAAGATGGAGCGATATGCGAAGCCTGTCGAGATCTTGGAGATGTGGGGCACCGTCCCCTCCGAGATGAGCCCTGATGGCTTTATTACCGAGCGGGTTATCTCCATCGCAAACCGGCAGGTGTGTCTCCGAAACACCCCGAATCCCTTCTGGCATGGGGAGAAGCCCTTCGGCTCATACAGCCCCCTCCGGGATCCGCACTTCTTCCATGGAATCGGGAAAGTCGAGTCGGTTGAGAAGCTTCAGTACACGATGAACCGCATCGCAAACCAGAAGCTCGATGCCCTGGACATCTTCCTCGATCCAGTTTTCGCCTACAACCGTCAAGCGGGCGTGGACACGCGGAACCTGTATATGCGTTCGGGCAAGCTCGTGGGGGTCAATGGGAACCCTGCCGAGTCCATCATGCCTATCATCCCAAACCTGAGCCAGATCCAGAACGCCTACCAAGAGGTCGAGTTCCTGCACCGGATGATGCAGCATGGGACGGGGATCAGTGACGGACTCCAAACGGAGCAGTCTTCCGGGGACACGACTGCACGAGAGTTCCTTGCGCGCCAGGAGAGCGTTTCGGTTCGCTTGCTTCTCGAAAGCCGATTCGCGGAAGAGATGTGGATCGAACCCCTGGCCGATTCTTTCGTCTCGCTGAACAAGCAGTTCCTTGAGACGCCGAAGGAGATTCGGATCCTCGGGACAAACGCCCTGATCGACCCGATCTCGGGGGTGCCGCTCCAGCCGGAGTCGGTCCCAATCGATCTCGCAGACCTGAATCACAACTACGACGTGCGCGCGCGTGGGGCTACCCAGACCATTGGGAAGGCCGCCCGCCAGCAGAACATGGTCCTCCTCTTGAACGCCGTCCAGGCGAACCCCTTTGCCATGCAGATGGTGAACTGGACCGCCTTCTTCCGCGATATGTTCGCGACCTTCGAGATGGGAAACATCGATGAACTTCTCCAGCCCTCGCCTCAGCAGCAAGCAGCAATGATGTCCCTCCAGCAGGGGGCGCTTCCAGGCTCGCCGGCTCAGGGCGGGATGGGGATGCCGAACCCGGGGATGGGTGGCGGCACCGTGGATCTGATGTCGCTCCTCCCACAGGGGGGCGAGGCGCAAACTGGCGCCATTGAGGGAACCCTAAGTGGATATTAGTATGACCCCTGAGGAACGACAGCAGGCCCTCCAGGGCCTCCTTGCCTCGCGCGCATGGCTGGAACTCATCGAGCCCATGCTCAAGGCCAAGATCTCTGCGGAACTCCAAGCCCTTGTCGAGACTGGAGATGACGTCCACCGGGGCGCCTTCGAGTCCATCAAGTACATCCTTGGGATTGGCAACCCACCCCCGAGTTCAGCCAAGAGACGGGGGCGAATCAAGGCCCTTCAACAGTTTTTGACGTGGCCCCGCCAAGAGGTTGAGCAATATACGCTTGACGTGGTGCGGAAGAAGGCCCATAATGAGGAACACGAACGTTTAGTTCATTATGCGAATTGGGGAAGGTATTCCCCTGTTTCGCCTCCGGCCTACCCGGATTTTGAAGGAGACAGCTAATGCCTGACGGGACTACCCCACAAGGCCCCCGCACTTACGCGGGAAAGTACCAGTCGCCCGAAGCCCTGGAATCTGGCTATAACGAACTCTTCCGCCTCTCGCAGAAGACTTCGGCCGAACGGAAGGCACTGGAGGAACGAAATCGGTTGCTCGAAACCATGCTTGCTCAACGGGCGCAAACCCAAGAGCGGGAACCTGACGAGGACCCATACGCTGGCATGAGTGCCGACGACCTTGATAGACGAATCGATCAGCGCGCGGTAGAGAGAACGCAGCAGATCCTTGATCCCCTCCTGAAGGCAGCCGAAGCGGCGTCTTACTTTGGATCGGATCAGTCGGCTATCAGTCAGTTCCTCAGTGACACTCCCGAGATTCAGACCACCTTCCAGTCGATGGTGAGTGCAAACCCTGAAGGCGCTGCGCGATACGTCAAACTTGAGTATCAGCGGCACCTTGCCGAAAATAGAGAATCCGACGTCCAGAGTGCTTCGAGGGAAGCTAGGGAAGAGCGAGCGGCTGCACGCCAGAGCGCGGCGCTCCCAGCGAACCGAGGTGCAGGACGAGTGGAACCAAACCCCGCTGCGGACCATGATGCCCGTCTCGAAAAGACGTGGGAGAAGGCCAGAGAAACTGGTGACGCTACAGCTTGGGTCAAAGAGCGCCTTGTGAATGGCGCGAAGATCCAGGCTTGGTGGCCAGAAGAGCCGCCTCCCGATGTGTATCTGAAGGCCCAGCAAGAAGGTAGAATTTAACAATGGCTGCAAACGGTTATTCCGTTTATTTCGGCAGCGGCTTCGGGTCGGGTGGGCAGAACCGTGAGGATCTGCTTGACCTCATCGTCAACATCGACCCGCACGAGAGTCCGTTGCTGACTAAGAGTCCTAAGACTGTGGCGCGTCACACGCTCCACGAGTGGCTGACTGATACGCTGGCTGCTACTTCGACTGCCGGTGCGGAGGAAGGCGGAGCTTTCTCGTCTTCGACCGCTGTTACGGCTCGGACCCGGCAGAACAACTGGACCCAGATCTTCCGCAAGGATGTCGATGTTTCGAACACCATGCGGGCGGTGGATCCGGCTGGCGTGCAGGATGAGTACGCTTATCAGATCATGAAGGCCCTGAAGGAAATTGGTCGTAATATCGAGGCGACGTTCTTCGCCGTCGTGACTACGGCTACTGCTTCGGGTGCCGCTCGTGTGATGAAGACCCTGGAGAACATCGTCACCACGAACCGTTTCTCGACCACGGCTGCATCGATTGGTGGGCCTGGCTCGGGTACGTCGTTCCCGATCTCCGAAGCCGTGTATAACGGTATGCTGGAGCAGATCTTCGCGACTGGTGGGAACCCGGACACGGTGTATGTGAACTCGAAGGGCAAGCGCCAGATCAGCTCGTTCATCGTGAATGCCTCGGTGGCGCGGAACATCGCGCTGGCCGACCGCCGGCTTATCAACTCGGTTGATATGTACGAGTCGGACTTCGGTATTCAGCAGATCGTGCTGAACCGATGGGTGCCGCAGGCTGCTGACTCCGCTGCGACCACGACTGGTGGGAAGTGCTGGTTCATCGAGAGCCCAATGGTTCGCGTGGCCTTCCTCCGACCAATCAAGCATGTGCCGTTGCCTCCGGGCGGCGACTCCGCGCGAGGTATGGTCCTCGGTGAACTGACCCTTGAGGTCGGTAACCAGGCGGCCTTGGGCGTGCTCGCTAACGTGCAGGCGCTCTAACCATGCCTAAGCGTAAGCCCTGGGAGCCAGTAAACAAGGCTGACGACTCGGATCCGAATCCAATGCGGCGAGAGGGCGGGCTGTCTTGGCAGCACCGCATCGCGCCGTATGATGAGATTCGGGCCGGGGGGATTACGCTGGACCCGATGGGGTATGTGGACCAGAATATCGGGGGGAGTTACGCAACTCCCTCCGATACTCCACAGGCTCCCGGCCCCCGGCGTGGTCTGTATCGTTACGAAAATAAGCCATCAAAGCATGACCCAGCGCCAGGGAAGATTGGCGCGGAGTAATAAGATGAGTCAAGGTCCAATGGCGAAGACGACTGCTGAAAGCGGTCCTCCAAGCGCCCCGAACGATGCGTTCAAGACCCTCCCTAACAAGGACTCCCGCGTGCTTCGCAAGGGGCATGAGTCGGGTGATGGTAAGGTGCAGGGTTCGAGTTCGTCCAATGGCTAGGCGTTCGCCTAGCGTCCGTTCTCAAGCTCGCGCAAACTTCGAAAAGGAAGAGGATCTCGCAAGGGAAAAGAAGGGGCTGAGCAATCAGCCCCTTGTTCTTGGCGAGTATGACCGCAAGACGGGTAAGGGTCGGGACCGCCTGATCGAAGCCCGGTCGCGTGGCCCAGCCCTTCGTGGTGAGCGTAAGCGGAAGCCGAAGAAGTCGGACATCGGGTATTAAAGGTTTCCATGCAGAAGTTAACTAAGGACCTCGTGGATGATGTTACCTCAGCCCAATCGCTGAGAGGCAAACTCCCGGGGATTGAGACATTCGTAGAGGCCGTAGCGGACGTTCGGGAGGCCATGGAAGAGGCCAGGATAATCTCGAACGTCCGCTCTATTCGTGGCTTAAACGACTCGAAGGTTTGGTTCCAAAGAGCCAGGGTCCCCTTCGAGGTTGTGGCGTTTCTAGAGAACTATGTGGATCATAATTTCTTCAGAGACCCTAAGTTCTATGAGCCCTGGTTTGAGAAGCACCCGGAGTATTGCACCGGGAAATATAAGGGAATGAAGATTGGAAAATGAGGTTGCACTTAAGCCCCTTGGGACCTTCCCTCGGAAGTTAAACGTCTATGTCCCTTGGGCTGGAAAGATGGGCTGGATCTACAAGTACCGGCTGGAGAACCCCTTTGATTTCGCCGATAGAGCGGGGCAGCTTCAGTACCTTGTAGACACTGGGGTTATCACTGGGGACGATTCGGGTGAGGCTCGCCTCGCGGCACTCGCTGAGGCTGACTGCCACATCTACCATCAGTATTACCATAAGCGCGTGCTCGAACTCTCCATGATGGAGCCGCGCCCTGCGATTATCCTTTCCTCGGACGACCACCTTGAGATGGTCGAGCCGTTCAATCCTTCCTTCTGCCATACCGGGACCCACAATCTGACGGGTAAGAAGCTTGAGCCGGGCGACCGGATCATGCGTATCAACGTCGAGGGTGAGCACGTTCCCCTGTGGGAGGATGGCAAGGAATACAAGGAGATGGGGAAGACCAACACCTTCGACATCAAGCGGAACCTTGAGCAGGTTGAGATGCTTAAGGGGATCGCGCGCGAGTGCGATGGCGTGGTGGTCTCAACCGAGCCCCTTGCTGAAGTCTATCGTGGATATGGAGCAAAGAACGTCCATGTCTATCCAAACTCCCTTAATTTCGAACTCTACCCCAAGGTAGATCTCGCCGCGCACCCAAACGAAGTCCGTATCCTCTGGACTGGCGGCGCCTCGCATTACATCGACCTGTATACCATCAAGGAGCCCCTCGCGAAGGTCCTGAAGAAGTACCCCCAAGCGAAGCTTGTCTACTTCGGCCAGGAGTTCCCCGTCCTCAATAAGTGGTTTGGGGATAACATCGAGTTCCATGAGTGGGTAGATCCTGAGGCGTACACCTATCGCCTCTCGATGTTCAACCACGACATCAACATCTGCGCCCTGCGCCCAACGCCCTTTGCAGAGTGCAAGTCCGCCATCAAGTTCTATGAGTCCTCCGCGATTTGGAATCCTGCCGCAACCCTCGGGGCAGACTTTGGCCCGTTCCAGGAAATCATCGATGGAGAGACCGGCTTCCGCTATACCTCCCCGAAGGAGTTCGAATGGAAGCTGTCTGAGTTAATCGAGAACGCTCCCCTCCGCAAGCAGTTGGCCCAGAATGCCCAGGATTGGGTTCGTTCCTACCGCGACGTCCGCTACACCACCGGGCCGTATATCGATTGGTTAAGGAGCACAAGTGAGTCCGTCCGTGAACATTGTAGTAAGGCCCTGCAATCCCGAGAGCCCGGAGTGGGAGAAGCTGGTCCAGACGAGTCACCAGACGAGCCTGTTCGTAAGCTCATCGTGGCTGAACGCTGATCGCCCTGTCGTCATAGGGGCCTTTGAGAATGGGGAGCTAATCTCGGGGATGGTGGCCAGAGAGTTCTCTGACACCCCCTGCGCTCCCTACCAAGGTCTGCTCCTCTCCGCCCGCTCGAAGCCTGCCCATACCCACGCCCTCCTCGATTGGGTCGAGGGGATCGGCGGGATGCCGGTGGTTTGGAACGCCCCCTCCCTTATCGATATCCGGCCCTTCCTGGAGCGCGCCGATCGTGGCGTCGTGTGGAAGGAACACATCCGGTATACCTACTTCGTCAACAGGCCCTCATGCCTGATCGCCCCCACCGAGTTGGGCGTAGAAAAGACCAATGAACGAATTCAACGGCTTGCCGGATCTCTGGCCCCCGGTAATGTATCTCGTGTGCTCTTGGCAGACTGCGTATCTCTGTATGAAGATGGGGATGCCCTGGTTGCTTGGGGAGTTGACGCACAGGGTAGAGGCTATCTCGTCGCGTATGACGGGCCTTATGTACCACTTGCGAAACGCCTTATCAAGAGCGTAGAATCGTGTGACCTGGGTGGCACCCCGGGTTGGGCCAAGGAATTCGGCCCGAAGCTCAGGACGTCCTATGGCTGTGTGCGGGTAGTTTAATGGCAATCCTTACGTTTGCTCAGGCTAAGGCCCAAGTGGCGCAAACCATTGGGAATTCGACTGACACTGATGCTCTGACTGAGGCGGGGGCTGAGATCCAGCGCGTCGTAGAGGAACTCAACCTCAAGGACCTGGATTGGCTCACGGCTGAACAGACTATCCCCTTGGTTGTCGGGACGGACGAATACAATCTGAGTGCTGATTTCAGGAAGGTCTATTCTGTCCGGCTTGAGACGAACAAGCGGCCCCTTAAGTATATCGAACAGCGGGTCTGGGATCGGTCGATCTATGACCAGACCTCGAACCGGACGCCTTGGGGCTATAACATCTTCCCTCGGTCTTCGAACACGGTCGCCCAGATCAGGATCCTCCCGCCTCCCGCGTCCGTCGAGAACATCCTGGTCAAGTATTACAAGCTCATGGCTACTCCTTCGGTAGACGGGACGGCGCTGGATATCGTAGAGCGATACCAAGCGTGGATCATCTATCAAGCACGCGCGAACATCCTCGCGAACCATGGAGAGAATGACTCGCGTATCATGTACTGGCAAGGGAAGGCGGACAGGATGCTCGCCCTCATGCTGGATGAATCCCAAGTCCAGCCGGATAACGATGAGGGTTTCCGTCCAGGGTTTACTGGCGACCGCGTGTTCCC